CAATTAGTATTAGGAGAATACACAATGTCTAAGAATTTTTCATTAAATCAGTTGACCGAAGGAATTCGTCAACGGCACTTGGGTCTCGCTAATCGCCGACTAGTCGAAAAGTGGTCCCGTACGGGCCTACTTCGCGGTCTTGATGGCGTTAATCGAGAAAACATGGCAATGCTCATGGAAAACCAAGCGTCTCAACTACTTCGTGAGGCCAACTCACTAGGTGCTGGTGCTGGTAATACAGCAGACGGCAATGGTGATATCCGCGGTTTCACAAATATTGCATTCCCGATCGTACGTCGAGTCTTTGGTGGCTTGGTTGCAAACGATCTGGTATCAATTCAACCAATGAGCCTTCCTTCCGGATTGCTTTTCTATCTTGATTATGCATATGGTTCAGATCAGGGTGGTGCTGATGGCTCTGCCGTAGCAGATGGTGTTGCGCCAGATGCTGGTAATGCTACCTCAAGCACATACACCGAAGGGGATTCTATTTATAATTCTCCAAATGGTGCTGGTGTTGCTGCAGGCTCTGATGGAGTCGGAGGACAGTATGACCTTGCAGGTAGCGGATTTTCTAAGGTCCATTCCCATCTAGGTGCTTCTGGCGCAACTGGCGTTACTGTTGTAACTGGTATGAATGGTGCATTTGATAATGCGGATCCTGCTGTTTGGGCTATCGGTAATGAGCTCCAGACCGCAAACGTAGTTAATGCTAAGAACCTGCAATTAATCCAATGGGATCCGGCTTTGATTTCGGTTCTCGAGGATGCCGGTGCTGCTGGTAACTATCGTGCTGTTACATTATTGGCAAGTGACCTCACAGATGCAGATCTAACAATGATCAAAGACATTTCAGTTCTTGCTGACGGCGATGCTACTGTAAATGCAGCCCGTGATGGTCTAGGGACTGGAACTGGTGTATGCAATATCCGTCGCCTTAACCGACGAGGTGATATGACAACTGGTGGATTATTTACCCCTAATGCTGTCGATGGTGCGCACATCCTAACGATTTGTGATACGACAGCACAGGTTGAGAATAGCTCCTCTGTTGGTGTTTCATTCGTGAAGAGCCCCGCTAGACACTCTGGTAACTCCGGCGATAGTTTGGTTGTTCCAGCATTTGAGTCAGATTTTGACCCATCTGGTCCAGCTCCTGCAATTCCAGAAATCGATATCAAAATTGAATCGGTTGCTGTTACTGCTTCAACCCGTAAGTTGAGAGCTCGTTGGTCTCCAGAACTTGCACAGGATCTTAATGCTTATCACAGCCTTGACGCTGAGGTTGAGCTTACACAGATTCTTTCTGAGCAAGTTGCCCTGGAAATCGATCGTGAGATTCTTAATGATCTACTTACACAGGCTCGTGGGGCAAACCTACACTGGTCACGTGCTCCTGGTAGATTTGTCGTGAAGGATACAGGCCTTGCGCCTGCAGGTACCATGCCATCCTTTACCGGTACGGTCCGAGAATGGTATGAGACTTTGGTTGAAACCATTATCGATTGTGGTAACACTATCCACCGTAAGACGCTCCGAGGCTCCGCCAACTTTATTGTTGTAGGTCCTGATGTTGCGACGATCCTTGAAGCCTCAGTGCTTTATCGACCTTCTTACAGCCTTGACGGCGACGGTCAGGTTGGTGCTCCTTTCACACTTGGTTGTGAAAAGGCAGGTACCCTCAGTAATCGTTTCACCGTCTACAAGGACCCCTATTTCCCACGAAATAAGATTCTTGTTGGCTACAAGGGTGGAAGCTACCTGGAAACAGGCTATGTATACGCACCTTATGTACCCCTTATCGTTACTCCGACGATTTTCGCCCCAGAGGACTTCACTCCTCGTAAGGGTGTCATGACTCGATATGGTAAGAAGATGGTCCGAGCGGACTTCTACGGTACTGTAACGGTTCAAGATCTCAACATTATCTAATAGATAACAAGAGTTCAATTTTCGACGGGCGGCCTTTTTGGCCGCCCGTTTTGTTTTTAGCAGCTTTCAAATAATTCGTTGCGTGCCTGCTGTCAACCCGATGCTGTGCACCATATTTATTCTAGAGAATATGTGGGAGTAAACAGATGGCGACGTTTCTAAATACACTAAACCCAACACCCTTTGGATTTTTTGATGCCGACCAGGGGTTTCAGTTTGAGGCAGATGCGCTAGTAACATTTGTTAAGCGTAAGTTGGGCGATGACATTCTTAGTGTTGAACTAACAAAGAAACAAATATGGGCATGTTTTGAAGAATCATTCTTGGAATATGCATCTATTGTTAACCAGTACCAGGCACAATCCCACCTTATGAACCTATTGGGGTTACCTACCGGTAGCTTTATGTCAGGCAGCACAAACATAGGCCCTCATGGTATAGAGCAAAAGTTCCCATTAGAGAATCTAGAGTTTATGCTTCGCCGTGCTGAGCCATATGCAATGGAGGCTGGAATAGGTGGTTCATATAATACCGTTTCGGGTTCCATTCAATTGGAACGAAACAAGCAAGATTATGATTTATATACTGACTTAGTTGATGCTGATGATGTTCCACTATATGACAATGCTGCAAATACACCCCAGACAAAAATGAAGATAATGGAAGTATATCACTTCTCACCCCAGGCTGCATATAGATTTTTTGATACAACATCAGCAATAAACTATTTGAATAATGAGTTTTCGTTTGAGTCATTTACTCCGGAAACAGTATTCTATGTGTTACCTGTTTTTGAAGATATATTACGCGCCGGCCAGATGGATATCTCAAATAGGGTAAGGAGATCCAATTACTCATATCGAACATCTGGTACAAAAATCCGTATTTTTCCAATGCCAACACAGGTCACTCCTAGTAAATTGTGGGTAAGAATTGCATACAGTCCTGACCCATTGGCACCGAGTTATACAGATGAACAGATTCATGGGGTCAGTAATTTATCTAACGTACCATTTGGTAATTTTCAATTTAATAGGGTTAACAGTATGGCTCGTCAATGGATACGTCAGTATACCTTGGCTGGAGCAAAAGAACTATTAGGATTGATTAGGTCAAAATTTAGTAGCGTTCCTATCCCGGGGGCTGACCTACAGTTAAATGGCTCTGACTTAATTGGTAATGGTCGTGAAGAGAAAGAGAAGCTTAGGACAGAACTCAAGGAAATGCTTGAAACTTTAACCTATAGTAAGATGATTGAAGAAGAGGCGGCAACTGTAGAAAATATGCAAAAGATTTTGCGCCATATTCCAGTGCCTGGCGGTAAGGCTATTATAATAGGATAAGAGATGGCCAGATTATTTATAACACCAAGAGAAGTTGATTTTATAGCTGATATTACCAAAGAGGTAACTAAAGACGTTGTGGGTCAAAAGATCTTTTACTATAAGATTCGAGAGGATCTTACTAATGTGCATGATGTATATGAAGAAGCACCTGAGAAAGTATTTGATCCACCAATAGAGCTTGAGGCATTAGTAGAATGGGAACCACAAGTTTGGAAAACAGGCAGGTTTGGGTCCGAAGAGATGTCAACGATATCAGTTAATCTACAAAGCCGGGACTTATTAGACAAGGAAGTTATTGTTAAGGAGGGTGACTATTTTAGTTACGGTGCACTTTTCTTTGAGATAACATCAATTGTTGCTGATAAGAATATCTACGGCCAGGTTGAACATAAAACAGGGGTAAAGATAGTTGGTAAGCAAGCTCGTAAGGGTTTGATTGATATGAAGCCAATTGGACCAACAGATGAGTCATTTGATGACGATGATGCTGTACAAACAGAGTTTGTCCAACAACGAGGCCAGGAAGAGAACAGGCTTGGTCCAACTAATGATATTAGGCAACTACAAGAAGACGGAAAGCTTGAGCCACCAATTTCAGGACCGCATGAGGTTTCTTCTGAGGATCCGGACGTTGCAACTACAGACTCTGCATTTTATGGGGATGACTGCTAATGTCTACTAGAATGAGTAAAGAGCGAGAGGATGGGAATTCAGTTGCAACTGGGTATGAAGGATACAATATCCCAGACGACTTGTACGTACCATCTTGTACTATTGAAGATGTAGACAGGGCAGTATTCAATTTATTCAATAAAGATCTTCCATTAATTTTTGAGTATAAAAATGCATCAAAACGAATTCCAGTAATTTTTGCCACTGGTGAGCGCTTTGCTGTCCTTAGGCGTAAGCGGCCACTTCGAGATAAACATGGTGCACTAGTATTACCCCTGGTATCAATAATGAGATCGGGGATTGCACAGGACGTTGATAAAGGCATGGGCCCAGGCCAAAATGCCCCACTGACAATTAGAAAGAGATTGAGTCCAGGTGATGCAGAATATCAAGCTTGGTTAAACAAATTAGGATTGCAAAATCAAGATAACCGTACGACAGAGTTACACAGAATTGCTGGGAAAGGTGAAGGCGCCGAACCTGGGACAATTGCGACCAGCGGGGGGAGAGAATTTCCACGCAATAAGGACGGCCGCTTACTGGATCCGACATTAGGGAAAAATGTATTTGAGATTATTACATTACCACCTACAAAGTTTTTTAATGCATCTTATGAGATAACAATGTGGGCTCAATATACCCAACAAATGAATAATATGATTATGGGAATAATGAGCTCATATCAAAATAATCATCGTCGGACGTTCAAGCTAGAGACAGATAAAAAATATTGGTTTGTCGCATACATCGATAGTGAGTTTAGTCCAGGTAGCAACTACGATGACTTTACGGATGAAGAAAGAATAGTCAAATATACATTTACAATGTCCGTACCGGCATATGTTATTGCAAGTGACCACCCTGGTGCAATGAACCCACTTAGAAAGTTTGTTTCTGCGCCCACGATACAATTTTCAGGTACTGAAATAATGGGCGATATTTTTGCACCAGTTAAGGGTGGACCACCAAGTGGTTATCCAGATAGCTATCTCTTAAATTCTCTAGCCACCGTTGATTCACTGGCACCTGGTGATGGTATCGGCTCATCATCTATTGCTTCGGCAATGAATGCGGCAGGATATGATACCCCCGGAGGAAGTTTGGCAACTCCCGGCCTACATAATATAAAGGAAGAGGCGATGTTAGGTGGTACCAAAACACAAACAACAACAAAAATGTACAGATTAGTAAAAGATCCCTTCACGGGGAAGCAGACTCGAAAGATCGTTACGGTAAAGTCAAAAGACCAGCGTAGCGGAGAGACTGTATTCAGGGGGGGATTAACCATTGACCTTGGCAAATTATGCTAGGTCGAATGAGTCGAACCCAAGAAGTTTGAGTATCTACCCAATACTTAGATAAGAGTGACATGAGCCCAAGGAGAAACTTTCATGGCTGAGCAAACATTCCGATCACCCGGATTTTTTGAAAAGGAAATAGACTTATCCGCGCGAAAGGTGGGACCAGTTGGTACCCCGGCCGGCATCATCGGCACTGCGGAAAAAGGTCCAGCATTCGTTCCAATGACAGTGGGATCTTATGCAGATTTTGAAACACGATTCGGAGGCTTAGACCCCAATAGATTTGGGCCCTATGCTGTAAGAGAATTCCTAAAGAACCGTACTGCTGCAACATTCTTAAGAGTGTTAGGTGCCGGTGCAAATGAAACCAGTGTGGATATGAATACCACAAAAGTACAAGGTACTGTGAAAAATGCTGGCTTTGTATTACGTCCGACCCAGCTTGATGCTGCAGGTGCAACTACAGCGCCAATTGATATGGGGGAGACAAGAAATAACTGTAAAGTGCAATTCCTCTGTGGCCTACATGAAGTACCACAGAATGCTATAGATGGATATCCTGTATTTGTCAATAATGATAGCTGTGGTGTTGTTGACGGCGGCTCAGATGAAGCAAATCTAGTTAGGGCAATGATATTCACTCCCGATACAGCAAAAGTTATGGTTTTAAGTGGTGATGCTGAACATGATTTTACTGCTGATGGCGGAACAGCACTTGGTGACTTTGCATCTCTTGGTGCAACCTCAGGCGCAGAAGCCGGTACGTTTAAGTTGGTGATTTCCTCTTCATTAGGTAAACCATTTTCTCATTATCTTGGTCGCGACGAAGGTATCCGAGTACTTACTGCATCATTAGACCCTAATAACCGATCCTACATTGGTAAGGTGTTGAATAGGGACCCACATAAGTTTTATGAAATGCAACATTATCTATATGCAGATTTTGCAATGGAAAATGAAATTGCATCAATTGCTGATGCTGATGCCACAAATGGTGGGACGGCCTCAATTGCACTTCTTTCCGGAAACGGAGGAGCTACTAGCGCAGACTGTCCACTAACAACCAACGAGACATTTGAAGAGTTGTTTGGTCGATTCGATACCAGGTATACAACACCAACAACACCATGGATTATATCCCAGCCATTTGGTGGTACAGAGTACAAATTATTTAGATTTGAAACAATCTCTGATGGTGCATATGGGAATGATAAATTAAAGATTTCGATTGCAAACCTAAGAGCATCAACAGATCCTAAGGATAAGCATTGTTCATTCGAGGTCCAGGTACGCCGATTTGGTGATACGGATATGAATAAGCAGATGGTAGAACGTTATCCAGAGGTTAACTTAAACCCGAAGAGTGATAAATACATTGCGAATGTAATTGGCGACTATAAGGTAAGGTTTGACTTTGATCAGGAAAACCCTGATGAACGCCGACTAGTTATTAGTGGCAAGTATCCAAATAAGTCATCGGCAATCCGCGTTATTATGGATGCCACAGTAGATCGTGGAGATGGATGCCTTCCGCAAGATATTATGCCATTCGGGTTCGAGGGTATACCGACCTTAAAAACCGCTGATTCTTTGACTGATGATACAACAGTTGCACTAACCCTGGGGCCAGATACCCTTGGTGATGTAAACGCACCTTCCCGCCTAGATGGTTTAACTGGGGCAGGGATGGTTGCTGATGACACATTTTTGAAGAACTCAATTATCCCACCTCTACCACTAAGATTTAAGTGTACAAGAGGAAAGACAAAAGACTCTACAGAAGCAGGTGTAACAATAGATTTCTTAGGTGACCCAGGTGTGGATGAAAAGGCAGACTCAAGGTTATATTGGGGTGTTAAATTTGAACGATGCCCAAGGGAATCTAGCCTTCCAGGTGCCGCATTGAACCCCAATGTATCTGCATTGCCGAACCCTCTAGTTTCTGCATATACACAATTTCTTGGAATTGCAGACTTAGATACAATGATGACCGGTTCTGCGGTAAATACGTTTAACAATAACAAGTTTACCTTGGCAAGAGTTGCGCTACAAGAAGATGATATTGGCGACGTCGATAGCACTGCTAAAACACATATGAAAGGTGCAGCCTATATCAGAAATGGTGTACCTGATCCATCGACATATACAATAGATGGCCCAGATATTCCTGGCCGCTTAACGCTAGCATCTCTTGTTCATGACAGTGTAAATGCACAAGGTGTAATGTTTAATAGGTTTACTCCTTTTGCTAAGTTCACGCTACCATTCTCTGGTGGTTTCGATGGCCTAAATATGTTGTCCAGGGATGATGCAAATATGACAGACAGGGCATGTTCATCTGCTACAGATGGATTGGCAAATGAATCTGCTGCTGCAGCTGGTCTTGGAGATGCAGAAGATGTAACAGGTACCGGTAGGGATAACAATGTTGTAGCATCTTATAATCTTGCAGTCCATCAGATGACCGATCCAATGACAGTAAACACAAATATCTTGTGTGTTCCTGGAATCAGGGACCCATTTGTCACCGACTTTGCTGCAGATAGGACTAGGGAATACTCAAAGGCATTCTACCTAATGGACCTTGAGAATTACTCAGAGGCTACTGATAGAATATTCCTTGATGCTGGTACTCTAAATGCTGGTACTGCTAATGAAATTGATCATGATGCATTAAAGCCAGATATCAGAGTAACCTCCGAACAATTTGAGGGACGTGCAATTGACAACAATTATTGTTCAACGTATTTCCCAGATTGCTACATTGATGACCCAGTTAACAACCTTAAGGTAAGGGTACCTGCTTCTGTGGTTGCCCTCGCAGCGTTAGGGTTTAATGATAAGGTTGCGTACCCATGGTTCGCACCTGCTGGTTTTAATCGAGGTGCTTTAGGGTTTGTCTCTAATGTAATGACAAGGTTAACTGCCGGAGACAGAGACACATTATATGATGCGAGAATTAATCCAATTGCAGTCTTTCCAAGCGGTGGATTTGTAATCTTTGGACAAAAGACGCTGCAGATGAATAAATCAGCGCTTGATAGAGTTAACGTCCGAAGGATGTTACTTGAAGTTAAGAGATTGGTCACTGGTGTGGCTGATAAGATTCTCTTTGAACAGAATACGCCACAAACAAGGGCGCGATTCGTTGGAGGTGTTACCCCATTACTAGCATTGGTACAGGCTCAGGCAGGTATTGAGCAATTCCAGGTAGTTATGGATGACACAAACAATACACAGGAGGATTACGAAAGTAACCGCTTAAATGGTAGGATTGTTGTGGTACCGACTCGAGCAATTGAGTTTATCGCAATCGATTTTATTATAACCAATAGCGGCGTAATATTCGCATGATGAATACCTATAAAAGGATAACAGGTAGGAGCAAAACCAATGGCTGAATTGACCTTTAAGAGTGCCGGAGTAGCTACTCGCGAAATTGACTTAAGTGGACCGACTACAGTCAAACCGCAGGGAACACCTGCTGGCGTAATCGG